GTTTAGTAAATTCAGAACTTCTATTGGAGTTGATTTAAGACAATACAAAGGATATCACTATCGTGTATTGAACAACCTAATGGGTCTTGATGGTTATTACTCAACTGGTAACAAAAACTCTGCTGGTCAAATCATCAACACTTTAGTTGAAGCATCTCCATTCTCTGATACTGGTATCCGTGGACCAAAAATCGATTACTACAACAATGGTATCGTAGGATGGCAAGGAGTAAATGGTTTAGTTGAATACGCAGATGATGATAAATTAACTGCAGTCCTACAAGTTGGATTATCAAATCAATCATTCCAAAGAGAAGATTTCTTTGACCAACCATCTTTACCAATTTCAGATACTCAAAACCAAGGTGGTGGATACATCAAAGGTGGTGCTAACTACAACCTTAATGAAGTATCAAATGTATTCTTTAATGTTGGTAAGATTTCTCGTCAACCACAATTTGGAGCAGTATTCCCTAACTATGCAAATGTTATCAATGATGATATTCAAAACGAAGAAATCACTTCAGTAGAATTGGGATATGGTTTTGTTGGTAAGAAAGTATCTTTCAATGTAAATGCATATGCTACTTCATGGGGTAATAGATTTATCACTACTTCATTATTCGGAGCACAAGGTGACCAAGGTACTGCACAATTCAGAAACATTGATGTACAACACAATGGTATTGAATTCGAAGGAACTTACCGCCCAACTTCTAATTTGAAGTTTAGAGGTATGTTATCAGTTGGTGATTGGAGATACACTAAGGATTTCACATCAACATTATTTGATGCAAATCAAAATGTAGTTGGTGAAGGTACACTTTATCTAAAAGATGCTAAAGTAGGTGATGCTGCACAATTAACAGCAAACTTATCTGCAGATTATAGAATTGGTGGAACTAACTTTGATGTATCTTACAGATTCGTAGATGAATTATACGCAGATTACAACATCGTTGATGATGTATTCAAAACACCAGATAACGCTGGAGCAGTAAAACTTCCATCTTTTGGATTAGTAGATGCTGGAGTAACTACCAACTTCAAATTATTTGGTAACAATACTTCATTAAGAGTAAACGTAAACAACGTTCTTGATACTACATACATTGCAGAATCAGAAACTAACATTCACGCAACTGCAGGTTCTCAAACTTGGAATGGTGTAGATGTTAACAACTCTGTATGGTTTGGGTTCGGTAGAACTTGGAACGCTTCATTGAAGTACAGATTTTAATCCAATTTATATTTAATATAAGAAGGGGGAGGATAACACCTCCCTCTTTTTTTATAACAAAGTTACATGAGTAAAATAATCAATTTATTTGGAGGACCTGGAATTGGTAAATCATCAATCGCTTCGGGTCTAACTTACAAACTAAAAAAGAAACACATCAATTGTGATAATCCGTATGAGTTTCCTAAAGCATTGGCTTGGGATGAAAATCATTCGGCAATCCAAGACCAATTGTATGTCCTTGCAAACCAACATAGAGGGATTGTAAAGAGTTTTGGTAAAGTTGATTACATTGTATTGGATTCACCCATAATTCTTTCTCTCGTGTATCGTAGTGTGTATCAAGGAACTACTTACCCATCTACTTTATATAATTCAGAACACTTTGATAAGTTAGTCATAGATATTCATAATCAGTACGATTCAATTAACATTTTATTGGAACGTAGTGATGATGGGGTTCATAATGATAAAGAACGATACCAAAGTTTAGAAGAATCTAAAAATTTAGATAGAGAAATTGAGAATACTTTAATAAAATACAATATTCCTTACCACAAAGTTAAAGTTGGTAATAAAACTGTAAAAAATATTGTAAAACTTTTGGATACTAAACTATAATTTTGTATCTTTGTATAAACTAAACAAAAATAAAAATGGCAGAAATTAAACCACAACAACCAAAAATCGATTTATCCAAAGCAACTGAAATGACTTGTCAAGAATGTGGAGGTACTGTATTTATACCAGGAACCAAATTCTTAAAGATTTCTAAGTTGGTGACAGGAACACCTCAAGATGCAATCATACCAGTAGAACTCTATTTATGTGGAGATTGTGGAGAGATTAATCAAGAATTACTACCAAAGGAATTACAGAAAAAACAATAAGAACATGACTATAAAAGATTATAAATCATTTTTAAATGCTATACCTGAAGAATTTGATGATTATCAAATAGTACACAGAGAATATACTGATATTACTGATGGTCGTTTAAATGCTCAAGTAATTGATGTATATTCGGTACATATTGATGAGAGTAGAAAAGAGGCATGTAATATGCATAAAGAATCATATGAACTATATCAAGAATTTGTTAAGTTAAACATGGAAGAAATACCAATTATGGATGATACCACAACATGTGCATGTGGTCAGAAACCAAAATGTGATTGTAATGAGTGAAACTAAACCAAAAACACTTTTTGACCATATAAAGGCAATAACTCAAGAACAAAATCCAAAGTACTGGGATACCTTAGAAGATGCTGATAAAAAGACCTGGTCTAATTTTATGGTACATAGATTTCTTTCTATGAACCCAGATTGGATTGAATTGTTATCAGAAATACAACCATTAACTCAAACTTTAGAACCAAAACAATTGTATCTTGCTATGATTGGTCTTTTACCAAAGGGAAGATACTTTTTAAAGTATGTTAAAGGTAAGGGTGTAGATAAATACGAAAAATGGTTGATTGAATTAATCATACAAGATTTTCAATGTTCTTCACGAGAGGCCGAAGAATATTGTGAGATACTTTACTCCACTAAAGAAGGTAGAGAGAATATTAAGTATATATGTGAGAAATATGGTGTAGATAAAAAACAAATCACCAAGTTAAAATTGAAAGTTTAATAGAAAAAGTTTGGATATTCCAAACTTTTTTCGTATCTTTACATAGTAAATGTGTGGGAGTTCACACAAAAATTAACCAACTATATACAAAGTATATAATAAGTTATGAAAAACAATTATTCAGAAATTTCTAATGGAAACAAGGTTTCCAACAGAAAAGGGATTAGAAGAAATTCTCTAAAACAAAATTCTTCAAACTTTCAACAAAAGCCAAATGTTTATTTTATGGCTTCAAATTCCTATTCAAATGTATTATTAGGTTTTGCCAATAATAGATGGGGAACAAGACCTTCATTAGCAAATGAAACATCTTATTCAAAAGTTAATGTAGGGGATTATATTGCAATCTATGTTTCTAACACAGGAGGTGAACCAAAAGAAAAACAAGGGTTTCATTTAATCGGAAGAGTAAAATCAAAAAGTGATTCATCTACTCGTGATTATGATACATGGGGAGATGAATACTCGTGTATTACTGAAATGGAATGGTTAAATACTCCAAATTCAAAGAGAATTGTATCATTATCTAAATCACAAGAATTAGTTCCATTTAATAAATGGAGATATTCGTTATTAAGTGGTCAATGGACACCTGTTTCTAATGAAAAGGGATGGAATATAGATTCTGAATCATTTTTATTCTTAATGAGTAGATTAATATATGGATTTGATAAAAACGAATGTGTATTCGTTCCAAAAGAATTTATATCAACTCTAACGGATGCTAATATACCATTCATTGTATAAGTAAATTTTAATAGAACTCTAACATTTCTTATTTGGTCATGTTAGAGTTTTATTTTATATGAAATAAAAATACATCTAATCTTTGATTCAATCCTATCAGCCGCAAAGCATTACAACTTAACAAAAGACCAAGTTGGTAGTAGTTGTAGGGGAAAAACAAAGAAATATTCATTTAGATTTGTTTAATTCAAATAAATTTCGTATCTTTACAGAGTAAACGATAAAACAGTTATAATATGGCAAGAGTAAGTTATTCTCAGTTTGGTATGTATTCATCATGTCAACAACAATTCAAATTAAATTATATAGATAAGTTAGGTATCTCAAATGCTAACATTCATTTAATTTTCGGATCATCGATGCACGAAGTAATCCAACACTTTTTGGATGTCATGTATAATGTTACCAAGAAACAAGCACTTCAACTCAACCTAGAACAAATGTTACAAGATAAACTTGTTGAACATTTCAAGAAAGAGAAAGAGAAGATGGGTGAGGATGACCCATGTACTAAA